CGTATTTAACTGTGTACTCGTAAAATTCGAAGCGTTTTGACCTGTTAATATTTTCCATTTATAGGTTGCAGATCCCGGAGTTTTCGGTATTACTTTTCCGACCCAGGCGCATTCAGGATAGTCTGTATCGCTGTTATCGTGTATCAAATAAGCCTCTCGATCAACATTCCTGCTGTCAAGCGCTGTCAAATCATCGGTTCCGCCAAAGAAAAACTTTTTATTGCTATTTGCCCAGGTTCCGACCGCGTTTAAATCTGCCTTTTCGCGACTTTCGATCGTTACTGCGTAAAACGCATCATATGTTGTCCGTAGCGTAGTTAATGCCGCGGCATATGTTGTCCCGGACGCCTTCCGGATAATTGCAACATCTTCCGGGCTTGGCGTTTGTGCAAACATCGCGGCTGCCATTTTATATTCTTCATCTGTTGTCAGATATCCAGCATCTGTGATATCAGAAACTTTTGTTGCAATTACAACGCCGCTTGCTATTGGTCCCGAACCCATGACCAACGGCCTGAAAACCTGTTGCTGTAGTCCAAGCGTTCCGCGCGAGATACTTATAGTTATGTCATTTAAAAAAGCCATTTATTTTCTCCTGTTATGGGATTGGAATTTCAAGCTCCGGTTGCTGAACACCGTCTCTTGTAACTCCGATATTTATTTCGTCTATTCCTTCAATGGTTTCAACGCTCGATCCTGAGTAATCAAATCTTACATCGAAACCGATTTTATTTTCAAAAAATGCTTGCTGGTAAACCGTCCGATCTTCTATTAAGGGACTAATTATCCTGCAGACTATACCCTGATCTCTGCAAAATTCCCTGCCTTCAATTGTCTTTAACCATTTTAACGCATTCGTCGCTGCAGTAGTTATCCTGTCAACCCGATTTTTATCAAGAAAATTAAAACTAATTGTCGCCCTTGATTTCTCATAAATTGTTATATCAACGCTTGTCGGATCTGCCTGATTTTCTGAAAGTTCTTTTATGTCCTGATGGGAACTTTCTTCATTTGAGTTTATTTCCTTATATGTTACATAAGGATAACGAGGGTGTTTACCTTGCTGATCGGCGCGAATAATGGTCCTTCCGATCTCAGTTGACAACCTGGACATTATTGCTTTTATTTTATTTACAGGTATCATTCAGAATCCGAAATCCTTTTTCCTAAATATGTTGTGAATCCCCCTTCAAAATTTCGCCTTGTACCACCGTCAATTTTATATCTGCTGTTATCATAAGTTATTATTGACTTGTCTGTCAATGTCCCGGAACCAATTTCATAAAATTTTCTATCTTGAAAAGTGTATTGTCCATCAGATAAAAATTGTAAATCCCTCCGCGTTATGGGGAATATACCCAAACTTTTATTTACTCCAGAAATATAAACCGGTGTATATTCCCCGTTGACATAACTTTCTGACTGAAAGACGTCAACACTAACCGTCCGTAAATGCCGAGTTATTGCAATATGTACATTTGTTATACTCATTACGCATTAGCTATTTTATGAGTAATTCCCTGTAATAATCGGCTGTTATTAATTAGCGTTTTGTTTTTGCCTTTTTTCTCCTGTACTGTAAAAGGGTGATTTGCCGGTTTAATATTCGATCGAATTTTCTTTTGAATAGCGTTTGTCATAAAAATTCCGATCGCATTCAAAACTCTATCAAGGGACATGTCGACACTATAAATATCTTGTGCAAGTTTTCTTATTTTATCAATATTTTTTTTGTCATCAAAAGCGGATCTGATAAAAGACCTTTCCGGTATAATGAAAACAGTTGTTGACTTTTTTAACGGAAAACCCTTTGCTGCAAAAAGCCCGCGTATTGCCGGGCTTATAGGAATTTTTGCGCCGAATTCATTTGACGCACCTACAAGGGCCAAAAAAGCGTCTCCTAAAATACCGACCTCAATTTTTTTCTTGCGTATTTCGCGAAGCTTTTTTTTAAAAGCTGGTATTTTATTATCGTCTTTTATAGACATCTGCTCAACAACCCTAAAACCTGATTTAATAATTTTTGATATTCTCTTTCCCAATTTGTCGAGTATAACGACCCGAGGGAAGATCCGCCAGAAGATCCATATTTAATTGACACGTCTTCTACTCTTTCCATCTCTATCGGACCAGGTGCCACGCCTCCGCCGACTCCGGCAGCGGACATTAAATGCGCCGCCTGGTATCGCTGTAATTGGGCGAAATCATCATTTGTAATTCCGACGCCGTGCTTAATTACTTTTGTTTTTGCATCTGACAAATACAAATCGATTGTATCCGATGTTATACCGGACAATCCGCCAAGCATTAAGCGGAAATCGGCTTCCGTGGCTTCTGCCATTAAATGCCCTTGCCAATATAAAGCGCTTGCGGCCTTCTGACTATAATACCGGCAGTATCAAGGAAAACAGCCTGTTCCATTGTCCCGACAATATCCCAAACGGGATCACCGAGTGAAATATCATTTATCAATGATAGTTCCACATTTTCTGGGGTATTATCAAGGACAAACATATAATCAACTGTATCGCCGTTGTTTGCGGAATCGCATATATTATTTGCAAGTATCTGCTCGAAATACATTCCTTCGGACCTCAACCATTGCAAAAGGGTCCTGCTATCGCCGGTATCCGAAAAAGGAAGGGCCAGCCTATTAAATTGCTCAGGAGGCAGAACCAAAACACGCGCTTTATATTTCGCATCTTTTTGCACTGTTTTCATAGCTGTATGTAAGTCGGTTAATATTTCCCTGGTTGTTTTGTTGCTCCATAATCTTTTAGCGGCGGGAGTTGCCCCGGTTGCGCCTTGTGCTACACTTTCCTTTGTTCCCAATCCTGTGGTATACCAGGAGTCGTCGAAAACACCGACCATATTATATTCCGAATCCCCTGCAAACGCAATCCTGTTTTCTTCTTCGAAAATAAATCGTCTTGCGCTTGCTACTCTGGTTGTATCAAGCTGTATTGCAGGACCTTTCCCAAGCGCTCTTTTGGCAGCGACCGCCTGCTGTTCCGCTTTGGTGAATCTCATCCCGGAGACAATGGTATAAACGCTTTGTGTAGTTCTGGCACCGCCTTCGCCAACGAAAGGAACATCCTTCGCTCCGCCGCCGTTCGCAAGAATTTTTGCCGACCCCTTGCGCTGCATGTAGTCGTAGCCTATTTCTCGCGCATAGGACGCCCAGGATGAATTTACATTAAAAACCTGTCTCTGGATAAGCTCCTCGTCTTTCGGCATATAAAGAACATTTTCTATCTGTAGAAAATCATCGTCTGTGAAAAGTCCGGTTTCGAATTTTGACATAATTATATCACTCCTTTATTATTTTATTTTTAGTCCGCTGTAATAGAAAAAGGCGGGCTCAAAAATAGTTTTACTGCTGTTCCGCTGGCTGCATCTTCGCGCCATTCTGCTCCGGATGTAATTTTTACAGTTTTACCAGCATCAGATGTTGCCCTGAAATTACCTGGTCCGGTTGCGTCGTGCCTGATTCTCACATCGGCCGGCAAAGTAATCGCCTCCTCAGTGTATACTGTTACAATCCCTTGATCAATGACCGGCACAGAATCGCCATCATTAAATTTACTATTATCAATGTTTTTTGCATCCGTCGAATAACCTGCAACACCCGCAAAAGTACCGCTGGCACTTGCATATAATTTTACCTGTTTATCCTTGTCGGTACCCAACATAACGGCATGACCAAACTCTATGTCGTTTTCCTCTGCTGCAAAAGATCGGATATTCGTCAATGGATTATGTTCTGCGATTCTACCAAAGCCGAGTGCTCTTGATGTGTATAGGGTTTCTTCTGGTATAGTCATATTTATTACACTCCTTTATTATATTAACAGCTTTTTAGCTGTTTAATTTTTCCTGTGTTTTTTGATAAATCTGTGACAAGTTCGCACGCTTTTCCGCAATTGAATTTTTATCAACTTTAGAAATATTCACATCATTATCATTGCTATCGGTTGCTCTTTCCCTGAGAAGTTCGCAAGCTGCATCGTAACGCGCCTCAACAACCTCATCAGAAACACTGTCAATCCTGATCCCGTCTTTGAACGGAAGGCCCTTCGCAATTATCTGTAGTTTAATATCCTTATTTGACAAGGAATCAACTTTCATTTTCGAATCAACCGACCTTGCAAACTCCATTAACTCAACTCTGGATTTGCTGGATTCTTCAACCATATTCGGAATCGTCTTTTCAAGTTCGTCATGTTTCTTTTTCCATTCTTCCGCTTTATCGTTTGCAATTTCGAGATCGTTTAAAAGCTTTTCTTTTTCTGGATCTTCATTTTTATCAGCTTTTATTTTTTCAATCTGGTCTTTCAGCTTTTTGTTATCATCTTTCAAACTTGATATTTCCTTATCCTTTTCTTTTCCATCATTTTTGATGGTCATAAGTTCCCCGTGAATTTCGCTTTCAACCTGAATATCAATTGAATTATCAAATTTACGGTAAGTTAAAAGATTCGATGCATCGCTGCCGTCGACTATCCATTTTTTAGACATGTTATTATCTCCTTTTTTATCAATATGTATTTTAACATTTTCACCAGCGCGTCCAGATGTTACAAGCGCGACATGATTAATGATAATGTTCCGTTGTGCTATATCGTATTTGATTCCGTCAAAAATTCCGGGAGTCCCATCAACCGAATGGATAAACCCGATTGATGCTTCATTTTGTTTTTTTCTTTTTATTTTTTTTATCAATTCGGCATCATAAATTGTTGCAAGTGCTGTAATTTCAGAATTTTCTATTTTAGGTTCTGATATGGTTCCTCGGACATATTTGTTATAATTTTCGGAATCAACTAAAACGTGTTTCCCGTTTTCACGCGGATGATCGTCTGTTATTGGTGCCCCTTGCGCAGATTTAAGGGTGTCAATTGATAGTATGTCACCCGGTAATTTAGCTTCATTTGATACTGTTCCATCGTCATTGATATATTTAAACACACCTGGCCGGGCAATTGTAATTTTTGCCTTTAAAAAACCCTCCCCGGTTTCGATTACTTTAAAATTAGCTTTATCGGTGCGGAAATATTCCATATACAAAAAAGATAATGATAATGATTATCAATGTAAAGTAAAAATTAAAATAGGTATAAAAAAAGTTGCGACATTATGCAGGAAAGACCATCTTTAATAATGGCCTTTCCAAAAGGAGGTTAGAAATGAAAAAAAGTAATTGAGAAATTGGGTGATTGAAATAAATATTAATTATAGATATATTATTGTCAAGTATTTTAATAATTAAATAATTTTTGATTTATTGGATCGTATGTCATTTTATTTTTATTTTTAAATCTATAACGGATTTTTTTATCCCAAAGATCAATAAAGTAAAATTCTCCATTTTCAAGATATTTTTTATAATTATTTATTTGTGGCTTATTTGCATTTTCCCCATATTTGGCCATAAATGCTTTACCGATAGTGATCATTTTCTTTTTTAATTGCTCATAACTTCTTGCCGGAAAATGAGCATAA